CCAGATCACGATCTATTTATTAGATACAGCCCACCAGGACCACCTGGCCCAGCAGGACCCGAAGGCCCGCCAGGTCCTATAGGCCCGCAAGGTCCCCCTGGTTCGCTGGCAAACTTGCCGGTTACCTTAGTAGATAGTGTAGCTTACCCAGCTACTAATACTGACTACTTTATTGGAGTAATTTTTAATGGCGCAACTACTATTACACTACCGGCCGGTACACTAGGCAAAATATTTATTATCAAGGATAGTGTGGGCGACGCACTGACAAACCCAATTACTGTAGTTGCAACTGCTAGTACACTAGATGGTGCAGCAAACTACGTAATTGATTCGCCTTGGGGCTCCATTGGCCTTATATACAATGGAATTGAATGGAATGTAACATGAGTTACAACAAGCCACTGCCCATTTAATAGGCACAATTAATTACGTTACTCAACCTTAATCTTTACCAAAATGTTTAATCACGATATTTCTACTTTAAATCCTACACAAGCTACTGCAATTGCAAGTGCAGTAAAATCCCTAGACGACTTAATTGAGTCTGCAACTAGTTTTGTTAAAAATGGCGGTCAAAGTTACCGCACATTTTTAGCTGATCGTACACACCTAATTTCAAAAATCTGCGAATTACCAAACTGCAAATAGCCAAAAATTTTCAACTTGAAATTTGCTAATGATTAGGGTATAATATTTATTCTATGGGAAATTTCAACACAGCAAAACTATGCAAAAACCAAACCGCTTTGATTTTGAGCAACAAATGATGAATTGCTGGAGTGTAGTAGATGACATTAAAACCATCTACTATCTTCAAGACTTGCGTGATACAACCGAAGACGAAATGCAGAATTTACTGCTAGGTCTGTTTACCTTATATCAAGTTAAATTTGAAGTTTTGCAAAAAATGTTTGAAGACTTGGTACACAGCAAACAATTGTAAACGGGTAGCCCTTTTAGTTAAATGGTATAACAGTTGATTTGTAATCATCAATTGGCAGTTCGATTCTGTCAAGGGGCACCACGGAGTAGTGAGCATCATTGGCGAATGCAGCAGACTGTAAATCTGTGGCCCTTCAGGGGCAGCGGGGTTCGACTCCCTGACTGCCCACCATATAAAAATATTCTGGTCGGTGTGGTGAGACACGCAAGTAGACAATACTAGGACAAGGTTTGAATCCAAACTAGAGTATTTTTATATGGTTGTATGAAACAAGCCGAAAGGCGCGCTGGACAAGGGTTCGACTCCCTTCATCTCCAAATCAGGGGGGATGTCATGGTTTCGACAGTGTGATAAGTATGTGAGTGGACAACTCGGTAGGCGATCTCCGCAAAAGAAGCAAAATATATAAATGCCAACGATGAGGTATTTGCCCTAGCCGCTTAAACTAGTGCCGAGGTATGCCCCCGCCTTGTAACCAAGGGGGGCTTTTTATTGGATAAATCTTATGGCTAACAAAAAACTTGATAGTGATGATTTTATGCTGGACACAGGTCTTAGCCGAGGATTTCGTAAATCTGGTTCTGCTATCTACGAGTTCTACCTAAGTGGAACTATTACAGGACCTGAAGACTATATTGAATGGTTTAACACTATTCGTAGTGCAGGACCACAAGACGAAGTAAAAATTTATATTAACAGCAGCGGCGGCGATTTAAATTGCGCACTACAATTTATGCGTGTACTTAGTGAAACACAAGCTACTGTTATTTGTAGTGTTGAAGGCAGTTGCATGAGTGCTGCTACAATGATCTTTTTATGTGCTGATGTGTTTGAGGTTACTCCACACAGCTTATTTATGTTTCACAACTACAGCGGTGGTATTTTTGGCAAAGGCGGCGAGATCTATGATCAAGCTGTTTTTGAACGTGAGTGGTCTAAGCAGTTTTTACAGCATATTTACAAAAATTTCTTAACTAGCAAAGAAATTGATAGTTTACTAGAAAACAAAGACTTGTGGCTACACAGCGAAGAAGTAAGTAATCGTGTAGAAAAATTGTGTGAAGCTAGAACTAAGGAACAAGAAGATGCTCGTAACGCCCTGTCAGGGGATTTGCAAGATGAATCCAACAACAAATAAATGTACTGGCTGTTCTAGAACACTAGAAGAAATTACTGACTGGACTAGTTATACAGAAGAGCAAAGATTAGCTGTAATGCAAAGATTATATTATGAAAATGATTTTGTTATTGTTAAAATACAACGATAGGTAACAATATGGCAGAAACTTATACACCCACTACAGGCATGGCAAGTGCCGCTAAACGCGCACTTAAATGGCGCGAAGAAGGGTATCCTGGCGGTACCCTAGTAGGCCTAGCTAGAGCTAATCAACTTAAAAATCGTGAACCACTAAGTGCTAGTGTTGTGCTTAGAATGCATAGTTTTTTTAGTCGTCATGCTGTAGACAAACAAGCCACAGGATTTAACAGTGGCGAAGAAGGTTTTCCTAGTAAAGGCAGAGTAGCTTGGGATCTATGGGGCGGTGATGGTGGCCAGACTTGGGCAGAAGCTAAGCGCAATCAAATTATGCGCGATCGCGAAGGCAAAGCACTAAAGCTAGTTAATATTAGTACAAAATCTAGTATGCCACAGTATATGTTAGATGTAGTAGCGCAGTACTTAGAAGACTATGCAAACGAAAATATTAGCGAAAGTTTAGAAGCATTTGGACAGTTTATGTATCACGCCGAGCTGTTACGTAACTGCCATCTAGATATTTACTTACTAGACTTGCACATGGTTGATCAACCATACCGCGATATGTTAGTAAATGTATTTATAGAACTAGACAACGAATACGACGATTAAGTTTGTGTCCCCGGATGTGTGCTCAACAGCACTGCCGGGGACTTTTTATTTAGGGCCTATAGCTCAGTTGGTTAGAGCAGCGGACTCATAATCCGTTGGTCACAGGTTCGAGTCCTGTTGGGCCCACCAATATGGTAGACGGCGCTGGTGCGCGGCGGAGACTTATAAACTCTGGAGACTGGTCAGATGGGCTGGAACGGAAGGGATCGTAACCCTTGTCTACTACCACATTACTCTGCCCATAGCTCAGTGGATAGAGCAACAGCCTTCTAAGCTGTTGGTCGAAGGTTCGATTCCTTCTGGGCAGGCCAAACAATTCCCTAGTAGCTCAGCGGTAGAGCAGCAGACTGTTAATCTGTTGGTCCGTGGTTCGATCCCACGCTGGGGAGCCAATTTTATGCCGGTGTAGTATAATGGCAGTGCAGCGGTCTCCAAAACCGCTAGTGGTGGTTCGATTCCATCCACCGGTGCCAATTGCCTTGCCACCACAAAAATTATTTTCTTGAAAATAATAGTTAACTTTGCTATAATATTTGTTCTCGGAAATTATTTTTAAAAAGGACTTTGCACATGAAAATTTATTTTGGATCGCAAGAAAAAGATGTAGTACTTGATACTGATGGTATGTTTTACACTGAAGCTGAACCAGACTTCTACTTTTACTACGGCCTAGAATTTGGAACTAATCCTGGCGGTGTTAATGAAGTAGTAATTTTTGATGGTTGTGAGCGCAGTGTTCCTGTAGACATTGAGTCTGTTCCTGCATTAATTGAAGCTCTTCAGCGTTGTTATGATATGCACGAACAGCTTGAAGAAGCTGAACAACTAAAACTTAATCTAGAAGACGATAATTACGAAGAATCTATCATTTTTAATGACTGATAATCCTATCAAAGAATTGTTATTTGATCTAGGTACTAGTAGTCAGGATATAACTCTTGACTACTTACACAAAGTTAATAAGTTGTTGTTAAATCACGGCGTTGATCTTAAAACTTATGGTAATATATTTAACTTTTTAGAGTACTTAGAAGACAATAATTGTGTTAAAATACACAAACACACTAACAAAGACGTTTTTGTATTAACAGGACTACATAACTATGGCAAAAACATCTAGTAAAGGCAAACAAGCCTGCTACGACCTTTATAAAAGTAAACAAACTTGGAAGCACAATCGTGAGCGCAAACTATTGCGTGCACTACAAAAAAATCCTGGTAATAGCAAGCAAATTGAAGCTGCTATAAAAAACATTACGTATCGGCGTAAAACACCTAACTCCACAATCTGGAATAAAACTAGAATTCGTAAAGCACAACTAATACGACAAGTATGTGGTAGTTGTCCGCACGATATATTTAGCAGTAATTCTAAAATTGCAGATTCTACACTAGCAAGTTTAAGAACTAACTTTAACCCTAAAGCGTTGCAAGCGCAAACAGTTAGTTTTAAGCTAGGGGATAGAGCAATATGGAAACTATAACCCTATACTTAATTTTTTGTATAACCACTTCGATTTGTTGTTTATATGAAATAATCTGGCCTGCTATGTGGGGTGCTAAACAACAAGGCATTGTAAATCCATTTACTGAACAACCATTACTAAGTTCATTAGTATTTTTTATAATTAATGCGCTGTTTGCACCTGTAATTATTTTTGTACTATTTATTCCTAGAATGTTTGAACAAGCCAGCTTAGGAATCAACAAAGCAATTAGAGAAACCAAATAATACACTTGAATTTGCAATCAATTGTTGATATAATATTATTTCTGTTGTAATAAAGGATTTAAAATGAAACTTATGGAATTTAAGTACACAAAAGTCAATGGGGATACTAGCTTTCGTTCTGTTATAGTAACACAAGAACCTACACACTTACTTGGCGGAATTGATGTTACTGAACTACCTGAAGTTGAATTTGAACAATTTACTCGTGAAATGCGCGAACTAAAAAATCGTCAACACGAAGAAACAATGTTGCTTGTAGCAAAACACGATTTAAAACATAACTATCGTCAATTTACACCAAGTAAAATGATTGACGTAACTACTGAACTTATCTAAGGAAATAAAATGACACAATGGAATGACGAGCTTAAAGCTAATGTAATTAAAATGTATCAAGACGCAGAGCCAACGCCTGAGTCTAGTACTGAAATTATCAAAGACATTGCCGAAGAAATCGAAGCCTCACCTAACGGTGTTCGTATGGTTTTGGTTCAAGCGGGTGTTTATGTTAAAAAAGACGCCACAGCCGCTAAGCCTAGTGGCGATAAAAAAGCTGCGGGTGATGCACCTAAACGGGTAAGCAAAGAGTCTTCGATTGCTGATCTCAAAGCCGCAATTGAAGCTAAAGGCGGTCCAGTAGACGACGACATTCTTAGTAAATTGACTGGCAAAGCAGCAGTCTACTTTTTGAGTGTGCTTAAAGCATAAAAATAGGCAGCCTAGTGCTGCCTTTTGTTATTTAAGGATGTATTATGGCTCGTAAACGCACTGAACTTGAACAAGAACGCATGACTGACGCTAATATTGAGCGTGTTATTAGCTTGCTTGAGCCTAAAGAGCAAGGCGTTAAACCTATTACTAAAAAAGATGCTTGCCAAATCTTAGGCATGAGCTATAATACTACCAGGCTTGATCAAATTATTCAAACACACAAAGACCGCAAGGAGAAAACTGCTAAACGCAGAGCTGAAAAACGCGGCAAACCTATTACACTAGACGAAGTACAGTTTATAATTCAAAGCTATCTTGCTGGCGAGCCTGTAAGTGAAATCAGCAATAATACCTATCGCGGCACTCAACTTATTAAGCAAATTTTAGATACACACAATGTGCCTATTCGTAAAAGCAGCCCAGACTACTTTAAGCCTGAGTTAATTCCTGAAGGTGCTATGCAAGACAAATTTGTTGTAGGTGAAGTAGTGTACAGTGCTCGTTATGATTCTATGTGCAAAATACAAGCAGAACAAACACACGCAGAATATGGTTGGATTTACCGAGTATGGCTGCTTAGCGAGCGCTGGTTACAAAGCGCATATCAACCAGCTTGTGAATTAGCTAGTCTTAAACATTTGCGTGAATTAGGAATTAAAGTTTAATGGATTCAAATATTCTCTATGAAAAATTAATTGAAGAAAATTTAGATAAAGGTTTTCAGGTTAGGCTAGTAGTCAATGACTTTAAGGAGGTTACTTACCTACAGCTTAGAAAATATTTTTTAAGCTATGAGGGTGACTGGATCCCTAGTCGCGAAGGTGTAAGTATTCCTGCTTCGCTACAAAATATCTATAGTTTGCTAGACGGATTATTTGATATTTGTAGTCAAGCAGAAGGCGAAGAAATTATTGAAAGCTATGCTCGTCAGTTACTAGAAAAACCTACTTGATTTTAACCCATTAAACTGGTATAATATATTATATTTTGAATAAGGAAATATCTTGAAACAAACCGTTGCAATTTTTGTTTATGATCCTGTGTGTGAAGTAGAGTGTGCACTGGCTATGGAAGCTGCACTTGAAGATAAATTTGAAGTAAAGCTATTTGGCATTGAAGATCTTAACAGTAAATTTTTGTTTAATGTAGATATTCTGGCTTTTCCTGGCGGCATTGGCGACAGTGATGAGTTTGATGAAATTTTTGAGCCAGATCATGTTGACGTAGTTCGTGACTTTGTTAGCGATGGTGGCAAATATTTAGGTATTTGCATGGGCGCTTATTGGGCTGGCAGCTATTACTTTGACATTCTTCACGGTATTGAGCCTGTACAGTATATTTCTCAGCCAGATGCAGATATTGTAACTGAAGGCCCTACTCTTGCAAGTGTAGAGTGGAATGGTCAGCAAGAAGATATGTATTTTTATGATGGCTGTGCTTTTGTTGGTAACTTAAGTTTTACTGATGTTATTGCTACTTATGCCAATGGCGATGCAATGGCAGTTTATCAAAACACAGTAGGTTTGATTGGTTGTCATCCAGAAAGCGAACAGTGGTGGTATGAGCTAGATGACTTTGTTGGCTGGCATGAAGGTTATCATAATCAACTTTTTTGTGAGTTTGTGGAAGGTCTATGACAATTAAACAGTACCTAGATAGTGCAAGTCAGGCGTATTATGCAGGCTCGCCTATTATTAGTGATTTGCAGTTTGATCGGTTAGCTGAAATTGCAAAATATTCAGCTGTAGGCGCTCAAGCTCAAGGCGCTAAAGCTAAACATTATTACCCTATGTACTCGCTACAAAAACACTATGAGGATGAAGGCAAGGCTAATCCACTAGCAGGCATGGGCGATATTAGCATGAGTGTTAAACTAGACGGCGCTGCTATTAGCCTGCTTTATGTAGACGGTCAACTAGTACAAGCACTTACTCGCGGTGATGGAGTAGAAGGTCAACTAATTACTGACAAGCTGCTTAGCAGCACTAGTCTAGTTCCGCATACTATTTTATCTAAAAAAATAGTACAAATTACTGGCGAGATTGTAGCACCTAATCATATTTCTAATGCTAGAAACTATGCTGCTGGTAGTCTTAATCTAAAAGACGCGGACGAATTTGCTACTCGTGCAATTACTTTCTTTGCCTATAATGTATCACCTAATTTTCATGATACGTATGATAAAGATATGGTTCACCTAAAAATGTTAGGATTTAATACAGTTCAGGAAACTGATCTAGAAAAAATCTATCCTACTGACGGCGTAGTATTTAGACTTAACAATAATAAAAAATTTGAAGAACTTGGCTACACTAGTAAACATCCTCGCGGTGCTTATGCTCGCAAAGAACGTGCTGATCATGTAGAGACTAAATTGCTAGATGTTGAATGGCAAGTTGGCAAGTCTGGCAAAGTAACACCAGTAGCAATCTTAGAACCTGTGTTAATAGGTGATGCTATGGTTAGCAGAGCTACATTAAATAATCCAGGCTTTATTGAAGCACTAGGCCTAGAAATTGGTGATACTGTAGCGGTAGTACGCAGCGGAGAAATAATTCCCTGCATTTTACACAAGGTAGAGGCATAGAAAATTTTCACTTGCAAAACCTAGCCTAATACTGTATAATACATTATTAAATTTGAAAAAAGCACAATGAAGATCAAAATTCCCACTAATTGTCCGTGTTGTGAATACACCTTAGAGCTTGTTAACGATCAACTTTTTTGTCGTAACCAAGCCTGTGGTGCACAGTTAGGTAAAAAATTAGAGCATTTTTGTAAAACATTGGGCATCAAAGGCATGGGTGCTAAAACACTAGAAAAACTTCAACTAAGTGATATTACTGAAATTTACTATCTTGAGCTTGACGAAATTATTACGGCACTAGGCAGTGAAAAAATTGCAGTAAAACTATTAGATGAAATTAATCGTTCTCGTAACAGTGATTTAGCAACCATACTGCCTGCTTTTAGTATTCCGCTTGTAGGTAACACAGCAGCACAAAAAATTAGCAAAGTAGTGCATAGCATTGATGATATTACCCAAGAAAAGTGTAAACAAGCAGGTCTAGGAGAAAAAGTTACTAATAATCTAATCTCTTGGCTAGAGACAGATTTTCAAGAAATGAAAGAGTTCTTGCCATTCTCTTTTACAGTAGATAATAAACCAGTAGCCAATGCAATCGGCGAAGTTGTTTGCATAACTGGTAAATTAACTTCATTTAAAACTAAATCAGAAGCCACAAAAGCACTAGAAAATGCAGGTTTTAAAGTTACCGAATCAGTAACTAAACAAACTAACTATCTAGTAGATGAAGATAATAAAGGCAGTTCAAAACGTATTAAAGCCGATCAACTCGGTATTACAATCATCAAAAACTTATTACACTTCTTAAACGAGAAAAAATATGACTGAAAAACTTAAAAAATGGTCTGACGAAGCCGTTGCTCAACTTCTACAAATTGTAGGACATGAGTCCCCTGTATCGGTTTCCAAAGTTGAACAAGCCGCTGAAGCACTTGACGTTAGCACACGTAGTGTAGCTGCAAAACTACGTCAACTAGATCATGAAGTAGTTAGCATGGCAAAAGAAAAAGTTAGCGCATTTACTGAAGACGAAGGTAGTGCACTTGCTAATTTTGTTAATAGCAATGCCAATGTATTTACCTACAAACAAATTGCGGAAAAATTTGCTGATGGTAAGTTTACAGCTAAACAAATTCAGGGCAAACTACTTGCCTTAGAAATGACTGGCAGTGTTAAGGCTGCTGAAAAAGTTGAAGTAGCACGTAGCTACACAGAAGCCGAAGAAAACAAATTTGTTCAGATGGCTGAACGCGGTAGCTTTATTGAAGATATTGCACAAGCTCTTGGCAAAACTGTTGCTTCAGTTCGTGGTAAAGCACTTAGCCTTACTCGTAAAGGTCAAATTGCAAAAATTCCAGCACAACGCGAGTCACACGCTAAAGATCAAGTAGATCCAATTGTTGCACTTGGTGAGCGTATTACAACTATGACTGTTGCAGAAATTGCAGCTAAAGTTGATAAAACTGAGCGCGGTCTACGTACCCTGCTTACACGTCGCGGCATTAATGTTGCTGACTACAAAGGAGCCGATAAAAAGGCTAAAGCAGAAGCTAAACTAGCTGCTTAAATACCTTTTAACAGCAGGGCCGGGAGTTTTTATAGGCTCCCGGCCTTTTTTACTTTGGAAACCAGTAAATGAAAGTTACAATTACATATCACGACTCAGAGTCGTTTACTGTTGAAGAAGTAGTAAAACAAGCAGTTCATAATTATGGTCGTTTAGCTCAGGTAGACATAATGCCTGATTCTACGATGGCTTATGATCATATCTATTTTGGTTTGCAACAATTAGTTACTCATGAACAGCTAAGTATGTTGTTTGATAAAGGTATTAGTTATCAACAAGATATTAAACGTCTGCGTAATCAAATTATTTACAAAGTAACAGAAATTATAGACCAGGTAATAGTAGATAATGAATCTAAGGTAGGTTAATATGGATGTTTCAGCCGTAGTCTTAAACAAGCTGCTTCAAGAGCAGAGCCTAGATATTTGGGCTAAGCTAAAGTTAGTGTTTTTAGATCCGGCTTACTCGTCCTTGTACAGTGTTATCAATAAGCATTATGAAAAGTATAATGCACTTCCAAATTTTGATGACCTAGAACTTACACTGCGAGAAGGTCCTGCATCAAAAATATTAGCTACGCTAAAATTAACAGAAATTCCAGACGTAACAGCAGAAATAGCACTTGATGCACTTATAGATCAATATACGCAAAATGAAACTGTAAAACTACTAGATAAATTTGTGGATAAACTTCCACTATACGATTCAAATGAAATAAAAGAAAACCTAGCATCGATTGCACTAGTAATTGAAGAAAAAACGCATACTAGTGAAAAAGTATTTACTATGGCTGATATAATGCTTTTTCAACATCCTGAAGATTTAGAAAAAGAACGCGTTTATCTTGGCCTTAATAATACTTTTGATAGTGTGCTTGGCGGTGTTGCTAGACAAGAGCTTATTTTAATTGGTGGTAAACGAGGCAGCGGTAAAAGTATTACTTGTAGTAATATTTTTATTAATCAATACGAAGCTGGAAACAGCAGTATTTATTTTAGTATTGAAATGACTGCCTACGAAACTATGCAACGAAACTTAGCAATCTTAGCTAATGTAAACTTGCAGAATTTAAAGCAAAATAAATTAACCGATCAAGAAATATTACAAGTAGTGCAGGCGAGAGCTTCAATGTTTGAAGGTGCAGAGTCTGTAGCCGATGAGTTTTTACGACACAGAGACAGATTTAAATTTGAAGAAACTTTAGTTAGAAACTTTAAATTAAAACCGGATAATCAAATGATTATTGTTGATGACAGAGATTTGACCTTAGGCGCTATTGATTTGCATATTGGTAAAACTAAAGCTAAATTTGGTGATAAACTATCCGTTGTAGTTGTAGATTATTTAAATCAAATTGTTATAGAGGGTAATAGTCAGTATGATTGGCAACCACAAATTGAAGTCTCAAAAAAGTTAAAAAATTTAGCTAGAAAATACGAAGTAGTTATTGTAAGCCCTTATCAAATTGATGCTAGTGGTGAAGCCAGATTTGCCAAGGGCATTTTAGATGCAGCAGATATAGCATTAGTAATGGAAGCACATGAAAAAGATGCACAAGCAATTAGTTTTGAAACAACAAAGATTCGTGGGGGAAAAGAAATGGCATTTACATGCCCTATTAATTGGGAAACACTCAGAATTGCCCCCCAAAGTATTGATCAACCATCTAAAAAAGAACCTGTCAAAAAAGCAACTAAAAAAACAAATAATCAAACACAAGAACTCGCAACTGATTTACCTTGGAACGCGTAGAGATGGATCCCGTTTTAGACTTGATTCAAAAAAACGGATTGCAATTCCAGGTGTCGGGTCGCGATTATTTAATCAAATGTTTAAATCCAGAGCATCCGGACACAAATCCTAGTTTTCGTGTAGACAGAATAAGTGGAATAGCGCATTGTTTTAGTTGCGGGTTTAAAACTAATATATTTAAATATTATGGGATCTTTAGCAACCCTATACCCATAAAAATTGCTAAACTAAAAGAAAAACTGCAGGATTTAAAAATGCAAGCACACGGCGTAGAACTTCCTGCAGGTGCTACACCTTTTACTAAAATTTTTAGAGGCATTAGCCAACAAACTTTAAAGCATTTTGAGGCTTTTTATACTAATCAAGTAGAAAAACTACAAGATAGAATTATTTTTCCTATAAAAGATATAACTGGAAAAACTGCAGTATATGTTGCTAGACATATGCTATCAAACGGTAATCCTAGATATATTAATTATCCTAGTAAAGTTCAAATGCCTATTTTTCCTGCACGGATACCAGCAGGATATAAAAGTTTAGTAATTGTAGAAGGCATATTTGATATGCTAAATCTTTACGATAAAGGCTTAAAAAATGTAGTTTGTGCATTTGGCACAAATACTCTACAAGCAGATACAAAACTAAAAATGTTTCCGTATAAAGCCCAAGGCATTAGTCATATATACATATTATTTGACGGAGACGATGCAGGAGAAAAAGCAGCTGAAAGTTTAAAACTAACGCTTGAACAACTAGAATTTATAGTTGAAATTATTAAATTACCAGACGGAACTGATCCAGGTGATTTAGATCAGATTAATGTACAAAGCATTGCAGAATATATTAAAAAATAACTTGATTATTTTAGCCAAATACGCTATAATAAAGTATTACTGGAGAAATTATGAAAAAAGTTGCGCTAATAGACAAAGCACCAAATCGTACTAGATATATTGAGTATTTTAACTTTGACTTTGATCACTATCATATGAGTGATGTGCCTATTACAAAACTATTGAAAAAAGACGTTACACTACAGTTTGATGCAGAACCTTATGATTTAGTAATATTAGTAGGTGCCGAAGCTGCAAAAGAATATGCTAAAATTACTAGTGTAACTAATTATGCAGGTCAATTAGTTAATGAAAAATTCGTTTGTATTACAAATCCAGCAATGTTGGCGTTTAAACCTGAAGGCAGACCTGACTTTCAACGTGCTGTAGATAAAATTCTTAAATATTATAATGATAGTATTGTTGCACCTAGTAGTGGTGATTTTGGCGGTATTGATAACACAGACCAAGCAAAAGAGTACTTAAAAGAAATCTTGGCAAATGCACAAGGATATGTTGCCTGGGATACAGAAACTACTAGCTTGTATCCTAGAGATGGATATGTACTAGGCGTTAGTTTAACTTATAAAGCTAAACAAGGCAGATATGTTCTCACAGACTGCATGGATGAGGAGTGCATAGACTTACTGCAACAAATTGCCAATAAATTTTATACCATTTTTCATAATATGAAATTTGACTATAAAATGATTAACTATCACCTAGGCATTGATTTTCCTCGTGATAGAGTGCATGATACTATGGTTATGCATTATGTACTAGATGAAACAGATAGTCATGGACTAAAGCAACTAGCACTAAAATACACAGACTATGGCGATTATGACAGTGCACTAGATGATTTTAAAAAGAGTTATTGCAGTCAATATAATATTTTGCAAGAAAACTTTAGCTATGACTTAATTCCCTTTGAGATTATTAGCGAATATGCCGCAATTGACACAGCCGTAACTTTTGAGTTATTTCACAAATTTTGGCCTATTGTGCAGGCAAATGAAAAATTTACTTGGGTGTATAAAAATTTACTAGTAGACGGTACACTATTCTTAATGGATATGGAAGAAGTAGGTATTCCAATCTGTAAAGATCGTATGCACAGAGCTAACCTTTACCTAGACGATGAAATTCAACGTGCTAAAAAAGTAGTATTTAGTTTTGATGCAGTTAAACAGTTTGAACAAGCTAGTGGAAAAATCTTTAATCCTAACAGCGTAATGCAATTACGTGAAGTATTATTTGATTACCTAGGCCTGGAACCTACTGGCAAGAAAACTGGTACTGGTGCAGTTTCAACCGATGCTGAAGTATTGGCGCAATTAGCAGAAGAACATGAGCTGCCAGGCGCAATTTTAAAAGTGCGACAACTAGGCAAAATTCAAAATACTTATATTCAAAAAATCCTACCGGAGTTGGACAAAGATGGGCGAATTCGTACAAATTTTAATCTTATTTTTACCACTAGTGGCCGGTTGTCTAGTAGTGGCAAATTTAACGCTCAGCAGATTCCACGTGATAATCCAATCATCAAAGGATGTATCCGCGCACCACAGGGATATAAAATAGTATCACAAGACTTAGCTACTGCTGAAATGTATTATGCCGCTGTACTTAGCGGCGACAAAAACCTGCAACAAGTATTTAGTAGCGGTGGAGACTTTCATAGCACAATTGCTAAAATGGTATTTAATTTGCCCTGCCCTGTAGAAGCAGTTAAAAAAGAATATACTAGTATGCGGCAAAGTGCAAAAGCAATTTCATTTGGTATTCTTTATGGTAGTGGTGCTAATAAAGTTTCACAAACTGTAAGTAAAGCAACTGGCGAAGTATATCCAGTTGAACAAGCCCGTGAAGATATTAAAGCGTATTTTGGTAAATTTAGCAGACTAAAACACTGGCTAGACGAGCGCAAAAGTTTTATTGAACAAAACGGATTTACTTATAGTTTTTTTGGCAGAAAACGCAGATTATCTAATGTATTTAGCAGTGATAAAGGTATTGCAGCGCACGAAGTACGCAGCGGTATTAATGCAGAAGTACAATCACTAGCCAGTGATATTAATTTACTTGGAGCTATGCGAACCGCCAAGCATATCAAACAAGAAAACTTAGATGCAAAAATCTTTATGCTTGTGCACGATTCTATTGTAGCAGTGGTAAAAGACGAACACGTTGCGCAGTATTGCAAAATACTTAAATTAAATACTCAGTATGATCATGGCTGTAGTATTCCTGGTACGCCTATTGGTGTAGATCAAGATATAGGCGAAGACTATAGCTTTGGTGATTTTGAGGTACGCTATGAATTTGTTGGAGATAAGTTGGCCCGTATTTAGACTTGGTGAACATAAGCCTACTATAGAAAATAACCTTGTCTACTATTCAAAAGAATACGTAGACAAGGAGTCACTAGAAACTAGAATAGGTTTACGTATTGTAGATGATAAATCTATGCAAGGAAGTACACTAGGGCTACGTAGGCTAATTATTACAGGCGCTAGACTTTTTCCTATACGACAAGCTATATATTTTTTAGGTGATTTGATTAAAATAGCCAAACAAACTACATGGTTTATTGATAACACCGGAAAAGTATTTCAGTACAGAAAATCTAGTCGCGCCAAGCTGACTGCATACAAGATTAAAAAAGTTTTGCCGCTTGAGGGTATGGGTGCTATTATCGAAGTGCAAGGTCTACCACAGCGGTTTAAGTGTATGTATGCACCTAAACCAGAGCAATTTTACGCAGGCATACTTCGTTGGGGTTTAAGCTATGTATTATACGGATTTTATGATGAACAGTTTAAAGCAACATATAGGTTAGTATAATGGCTAAAGCAATTATAAGTAACAGAATTTACTTAGATAATCCTGGTGTAGAAGAAACCAAACAAATTATAAAAACGCTTACCTATAAAATTCACAAAGATACGGGTAGCAAACAATTTAGTACTGTAGAAACTATTAGAAACTATAAAATTTTACCTAAAAACGTATTAAGTATACCACAAGGGCGATTAGACTTAGTTCCTAAAAATTACGAAATTGTAGAAAAACGTACACAAATACCAGCACCTTTTCCTGACCCTAAATTTGCATTACGTGACACGCAACAAGTAGTTTATGATGAAATTACAGATACGTGTTTTATTAATGCCTTAGTTGGTTGGGGTAAAACTTTTACTGCGCTACATCTTGCTAAAAAATTTGGTCAAAAAACACTAGTAGTTACACACACTACTGCATTACGAGATCAGTGGCGTGAAGAAGTAGAAACATTGTTTGGTATGCCTGCCGGAGTTATTGGTGGTGGTAGCATAGACTGGGAAGATCATGCTATTACGGTAGCCAATGTACAAACACTAGTAAAACATAGTGCAAAACTGGCAAAAGAATTTGGCACTATAATCTTAGATGAAGCACATCACTGTCCGGCTAGTACTTTTTCACAACTAATAGACGATTTTCATGCTAGATATAGAATAGCACTTAGTGGAACTATGATTCGAAAAGATGGCAAACACGTAATGTTTTCTGACTTTTTTGGTCAACAAGTATATAAACCACCACAATCACATACCTTAAATCCAGAAGTTAAACTAATACAAACTGGTATTACGCTAAAACCTGGTGCTACTTGGGTAGAAAAAATTAATGCACTTACTGAAGACGAAGATTATCAAAAATTTATTTCTGCACTAGCAAAAATTCAAGTTGGACTAGGACATCAAGTTTTAGTTATAGCAGACAGAGTTGGATTTTTACAGAGGATAAAAGAATATGTTGGAGAAACGTGTGTGTTGGTTACTGGCGAAACCAATTTCGAACAACGACAACAAGTCAAGCAACAATTACTCTCAAAAGAAAAAATGTGTATTGCTGGCAGCCGCCAGATCTTTAGCGAAGGCATATCAATAAATTCACTTAGTTGCGTTATCTTAGCAGTACCTATTGCAAACGATAGTTTATTAGAGCAGATTGTTGGCAGAATTCAACGACAGCATGAGGACAAATTAATTCCAGTAGTTTTAGATATGCAATTCTCAGGTTTTATGGATAAAAAACAAAACAGGGATCGATTAGGATTCTATATGCGTAAAGGTTGGGAAATTGAAATGGTATAAAAATTTACACTTGTAAACTTATACTTATTGTGTTATAATATATTCTTAAATCACAAAAATGACTTTATTTTTTAACCTAAAAATCTTAGAACAAGACACAAAAGGTGATGCAGAATATTTGGTAGAAGCCCTTAACAAATTTTACAAGGGCATAACCATACCAAAAAATAAACAAGAAAAATACAAGCCACTACCAAGGTTACAGGCAGGCAGTAGTTTTATACTCAAACCTAAACCATTTTTTGATAACACGGGCGTAGATTCAGTCTATAGAGCACAATACATTAAATTAGCTGCATTAAGAAATTATGGTTTATATAAAACTAATAGCATTAAATTTGTAGACTTAACTCTGTATCCTGATATTGATTTAAACAACATAAAATCAAACCCGCTTTTAATAATTGCTAACAAACAAATTAAATTTATACACGAGGAAACTTAAAAATGGCACTAAGCTTTAAGCAAACCAAAGGTCGCGCACAAAAAAGTTCAGTTGAAAGTTACGAATACAAAGACGGTGAAAATACCGTTCGCTTAATTGGCGGCGTATTACCACGCTATGTTTACTGGGTAAAAGGCACTAATAACAAAGACATTCCTATTGAATGCTTAGCCTTTAGCCGTGAAAAAGAAAAATTTGATAACCTAGAAAAAGACTGGGTTCCTGAATTTCATCCTGATCTAAAGTGTAGCTGGAGCTATGCAGTTAATTGCATTGATTCCAAAGACGGCAAAATTAAAGTTCTTAACTTAAAAAAGAAACTATTTGAGCAAATTATCACTGCTGCAGAAGATTTAGGCGATCCTACAGATCCAGAAACTGGTTGGGATGTAGTGTTTAAACGAGTAAAAACTGGACCTCTTGCATATAATGTAGAGTACACCTTGCAAGTACTACGTTGCAAACAGCGTAAACTAAATGCACAAGAAGCAGAATTAGCAGAAAAAGCTCAGTCTATTGACGAAAAATATCCTCGTGGAAATCCTGATGAAATCAAAGCACTACTTGAAAAACTTCAAGCAGGTATAGAAGAAGAGCAAACTCAAAGCGAACAAGAAGCTGTAAAAGAGCTAGGTTAAATAACAAAGCCCGCTAAAGCTAATACTTTAGCGGGCTATTTTGTCTGGTAAAAAATGAACATATTATTCACAGCAGATATACACATAAAACTGGGTCAAAAAAATGTTCCAGTTGATTGGGCTAAAAACAGATTTCAATTATTTATTCAGCAGTTTCAAAAAATGCAACAACACGCTGACCTAGTAGTTTTAGGCGGTGATATATTTGACCGACTTCCAACTATGGATGAAGTTGAGTTATACTTTGACTTAATTGCTAGTATTAATGTAGAGTGCATTGTCTATCCAGGCAATCATGAAATGCTTAAAAAAGATACTACATTTTTAAGCTATTTAAAACGTGCTACTACTAGAATTAATCCGTTAGTAACTATTGTAGATGATTTCTATACACGGCATGGCTTTGATTTTGTGCCCTACAATAAACTAAAAGAACTAGAAACTACCAAGTATACTTTTGCAGAAAAGATTTTGTGCACTCATGTGCGTGGTGAAATTCCACCACACGTTAAATCTGAAATTGATCTTAGTTTACTAAATCGTTGGCAACTAGTATTAGCGGGAGATTTACACAGTTATGAAAATTCGCAACGTAATATACTTTATCCTGGAAGTCCTTACACAACCAACTTTCATCGCAATACTGTTAGTACTGGTTGTATATTACTGGACTCTAAAAACCTTACTCATACTTGGTTAAATTTTGATTTACCTCAACTTATTAAACAAACTGTAGGAGTGCATGACCTTAAATCGCAAACGGCTTTTCATCATACAATCTATGAAATTGAAGGCAACTTGCACGAACTAGGGCAGCTTGAGGATAGTGATCTTATTGATAAAAAGATAGTTAAACGCGCACAAGAAACTCAACTAATCCTAGATCCAGAACTTTCACTAGGCGAAGAAGTCAGGGAGTATTTAACTTATATTCTACAGCTTAATGAAACAGCAGTTGTTGAAACATTAAAAGAATTTTACAATTATGCGGATAAACTAGAATGATTACACTAAAACAATTAAGTTGGTCTAATGCTTTTAGTTATGGTGCAGCTAATAAGATTGATTTTACTCAGAGTCCACTTATTCAACTTGTGGGTAAAAATGGGCATGGTAAAAGCAGTATTGCATTAATCTTAGAAGAAGTTTTATTCAACAAAAATAGCAAAGGCATTAAAAAAGGCGATATTTTAAATCGTTATATAAAAGACAAAAACTATCAAATTGAACTTATTTTTGTCAAAGATGGTTGTGAATATAAAATTGAAACAAAACGTGGTGCTCAACAACAAGTAAAACTTTACAAAGGCTTAGAAGACATTAGTGGACATACAGCCACTACAACTTATAAATTAATAGAACAACTTATAGGTATAGATCATAAAACTTTTTCACAAATTGTGTACCAAAGTCATGCAGGTAGTTTAGAGTTTTTAACTAGTGCAGATACTGCTAGAAAAAAGTTTTTAATTGAGTTATTAAATTTAGGCAAATACACACAAGCTGGAGAAGTATTTAAACAAGCAGCTACAGAAGTAGGTAAAGACCTTACAGAAGCACAAGCTAAATTAAGCACTATTCAACAATGGATTGCTAAATATAGTAAAACAAATTTTGAAACAAAAGGCCATATTCCGATTCCAGTTTTAGACGATACTCTGGTAGCAGAAACTAGTAGATTATCGACTACTATTCAAGATATTGAAAAAACTAATAAAAAAATTACACAAAATAATACCTATAAACAACTAAAAGATAAAATTAACTTATTACCAGTGCCTGATAAACCTGAAGGAGATATAAGTTTATCGGTAACTAAAAAAGCTGAATATGATAAAACTATTCAAGATGCTACCGTATTCAAAAAGAAAATGACAGCCTTGCATGGTAACTGTCCTACGTGCTTACAAACTATTGATGAAGAAAAAACTAAAAATCTAGTAACAGAACAAGATACAATTATTTTACTAGCTAAAGCCCAAGTAGATCGTGAAAGTACAAAAATTAAAATTTATAATGAACAGTTAAATAAATGGAATACAGCGCAACGTAATCAAGAAGATTGGGAAAAATATCATCAATTAATTGATGTGGAACTACCAGAAAACCTATTAGACGAAGCAATATTACAAAAACAATTAAAAAATTTGCAACAACAAATAGCAAAAACAAAACAAGATATTGCTAATGCAGAAAAACTCAATCATGAAGTAACTGCACATAATAATCGACTAGAATTAATAAAATCACAAATAGTTGAAATGGAAGTAGAACTTAGCGAATGGACTACAAAAGCTAATCAATTAACTGTAAAACTAAATATTATTAATACACTAGTAAAAACTTTTAGTACTACTGGTTTAGTTGCGTATAAAATTGAAAATCTTGTTAAAGACCTAGAAGTTATTAGTAATGAATATCTAGGTGAATTAAGTGGTGGTAGATTTCAAATCAGTTTTCAAATTAGTGGTAGTGATAAATTAAATGTTGTAATTACCGATAATGGAATAGATATTGATATTTTAGCTCTTAGCGGAGGTGAGCGGGCCAGAGTTAATGTGGCAACATTATTAGCAATTAGAAAGCTAATGCAAAGTTTAAGTCAAAGTAGAATCAATTTACTAATTTTAGATGAGACTATTGAAGCTTTAGACGTAGATGGTAAGGAGAAATTAATTGAAGTTTTACTCAAAGAAGAGTTCCTCAATACCATACTCGTTAGTCACGGATTCAGTCACCCACTATTGGAAAAGGTACACGTTGTTAAACAAAACAACATTTCTAAAATCGATGGATAATAATATGTATAAAATCGAACGTATAATTAGAGCCAAAGCTACAGCAATTGTAGATGGCAGAGAAACAGAACTTATGGAAGGTGATTATCTTACCAAAGATCAACTTGAAACACTAAAAGTTTACGGTGAAAAATTAATTTACAGGATTGATCAAAATTGTACTGGAGAAGTTTGCGGAATTGATATTGAAGCATACTTAGCACCAGTACACGTAAATAGTACACCTATGGTAGAAGTATTTCCTGAATCATCACAACCTAAAAAATAATGGTTGATTCTAGAGCTAAAGGCGCTAGAACTGAGTTAGTAATCAGGGATCTTCTTCGCAAACACACTCGATTAGGGTGGGAAAGGGTTCCTGGTTCAGGTGCACTAGATGAAAAACATGGATTAAAAGGCGATCTATATGTTCCTAACTACAACAATATATTTTGCGTTGAGGCAAAAGGATATGCAGACGATCACCTAACTAGCGCAGTACTAACATCTAAGTCTCCACAATTACTAGAATTTTGGCAACAAACTATTCGTCAAGCTAAACAGGTTAGTAAATTACCGTTGTTAACTTTTAAACATGATCGTAGTAAAGTATTTGTAGCTTTTGGCAGTGATTATTGTATACCAGAAAACTATCATCATTTTTATGTGTACAGACAGCCGCATAGCTTTTATGTTGCGCTTTTAGAAGACTGGTTAACATTTGAGCACCCACAATTTGTGTCTTGACTTAACAGCTAATATTTAGTATAATATTAAATGAAAAATATTTTAATAAAACCCACACTAGACTTATAAGACTATTAACATGAGTAAAACATTTCAACAAGTTTCAGAACAAGAAAATTGCTTAATGGTAGTAGATGCACTAAACCTAGCTTTTCGTTGGAAACACAGCGGTGCTACAAATTTTGCAGAAGATTATAAGCGCACAATAGAAAGTCTAAAGAAAAGTTATAAAGCTCGTTGGGTTATTATTGCCGCAGATCAAGGTTCTAGTAGTTATCGCAAAGAAATTTATCCTGAATACAAGCAAAATCGTAAAGATAAATTTGCTGAACAAACCGATGCTGAGCGCGCAGCTTTTGAACTTTTCTTTGAAGACTATCAAGCTAGTTTAGATTATATTCGTGAAACTACTGACTATCCAGTTATACAATTTAAACAAACAGAAGCAGATGATATCGTCGCATATATTACTAGTGTTTATCATACTTGTCCTATTAATCATGTATGGATGATTTCTAGTGATAAAGATTGGGATTTATTAGTTAGTGACAAAGTAAGCAGATTTAGTTATGTAACACGTAAAGAAATAACTGCTAATAACTGGCATACACACTACGACTTTCCGCATGAACACTATATTTCAATAAAGTGTTTAATGGGAGATAGTGGCGATAATGTACAGGGCGTAGAAGGCATAGGCCCAAAACGCGCACAACAATTAGTTAGCGAGTATGGCACTGCACTAGATATAGTAGCAGAGCTACCTATTCAAAGTAAATTAAAATATATTAAATCACTAAATCAAGCTGCTGATAAAATTTTACTTAATTATCAGCTTATGGATTTAGTAACTTTTTGCAGAGATGCGCTAGGTGAAAACACCAAGCAAATAGATGAAATTTTAAAAGAATATTGCAAGGATTAATATGGTTAGCACAAGAGCGCAAGTAATTACACGTCGTACCTATAATCGCCCTACTAGTGACGACGGAAAACAGTTTGAAACATGGGAAGAAACAGTTGCTCGTGTAATTGATCATCAAGCATGGCTATGGGAACGTGCAGTTAGTCGTGAATTAAATGATCAAGAATATGCAGAACTCTATGACTTAGAACAGCTAATGTTAGATCGCAAAGTATTAATGAGCGGCCGTACACTTTGGCTAGGCGGTACAAAAGTAGCTAAAACACGAGAAGCAAGTCAGTTTAATTGCAGCTTTACTCATGTAGAGACTGTATATGATGTGGTCGATGTGCTATGGTTATTACTACAAGGTTGTGGCGTAGGATTTAAACCTATTGTAGGTACTCTTAATGGATTTTCAAATCCAATTAAAAATATCAAAACAATTCGTAGTCAGCGCACTGAAAAAGGTGGTTTAGAGTACAACACAGAAACTTGGGATGCAACAACTAAAACTTGGACACTGCAAATTGGTGACAGTGCAGAAGCTTGGGCTAAAAGTATCGGTAAACTTTTAGCAGGTAAATATCCAGCAGAAACACTAGTTTTAGATTTTTCGCAATTGCGTCCAGCAGGAGAGAGGTTAAAAGGTTATGGTTGGATTTCTTCAGGCGATACTGCAATTAGCGCTGCATATATTAGCATTGCCAATATTCTTAATGGTAGGGCTGACAGTCTACTTACTAGGATGGATATTCTGGACATTGTTAATCATCTGGGCACTATTCTTAGCAGTCGCAGAAGTGCTGAAATTGCTCTTTTTGACTATGGTCAACCTGAGTGGGAAGAGTTTGCAGTAGCTAAAAAAGACTGGTGGTTACACAACAATGAACATCGTACACAAAGCAACAATAGTCTAGTGTTTAAGGAAAAGCCACTGCGCGAAGATTTAGAAAAGATTTTTCATCTTATGCAAGAAGCAGGTGGTAGTGAACCAGGTTTTATTAATGAAGTAGAAGCCCTTAGAAGAGCGCCTTGGTTTAAAGGCGCTAATCCTTGTGTAGAAATTTTGTTGGGCAACAAAAGTTTTTGCAACTTAACAGAAACTGATATTGCTAAATTTCGCGGTGATAATGCAGGACTACACGCTGCTATTAGATTAGCTGCTAGAGCCAACTATCGTCAAACTTGTGTTGATTTACAAGACGGTATTCTACAAGAATCTTGGCATTTAAACAACTACTTTTTACGTCTTTGTGGAGTAGGTTTAACAGGCATTGCAATGCGTCCAGATATGGGCAGTTATGACTATGAATACCTAAAGCGCACAGCAACTAGTGCTGCGGTAGGCATGGCTCAAGAACTAGGATTACCAATTCCTAAAAATGTAACTTGCGTAAAACCGTCAGGCACATTAAGCAAAATTATGGATACTACTGAAGGTGTACACAAACCACTAGGCAAGTACATTTTCAACAATGTGCAGTTTTCAAAACACGATCCAGTAGTAGAAAAACTACGCGAAGCAAACTACACAGTAATTAACCATCCAGTTGATGATAGTGGCGTGTTAGTAACTTTTCCAGTTTGCTGGGATGGTGTAGTATTTGATAAAGTTGATGGTAAAGAAGTTAATTTAGAAAGTGCCGTTACACAACTAGAACGCTATAAATTGTTACAAACTAGTTGGAATCAACAAAATACTAGTGTAACTATTAGTTATGATCCCACAGAAATTCCGGCAATTATTAGTTGGTTACTAGACAATTGGGACTGTTATGTAGGCGTAAGTTTTATTTATAGAACTGATCCTAGTAAAACTGCTAAAGATTTAGGTTACTTATACCTTCCACAAGAAGTAGTAGACGAACAAACTTATAAAAACTATGTACAAATTTTACGTACAATTGATTTAAACACTGCAAATAGTTTTGATGAAATAACAGATCAAGACTGCAGTACGGGTGCTTGTCCAATAAGGTAATATATTATGGTAAAAAAACCAAACAATAAAAAAGACAAAGAAGATAAAAAAATAGATGTTGCTGATGATTTTGAATTTACTTTTAAAATTACCAAAGAAGAAGCAAATATCTTGTTAATTGCTCTACAAGAACTACCAGGAAAAATTTGTAATCCACTTAGTGAAAAACTTCGTGAACAGGCTATTGAACAGGTAGAAGGCAAAACTATTCATCATAGTATTGAAGAAGGTATTGCAATAGAAGAGCATATGAGCGGTGGATAAAAAAAGCCCCTAGTAGCAATACTAGGGGCTTTTTTATTAGTCGTTATAGGCTAAAATAATTTGTTTACACATTTTACTACGTACTATATCTTCATCTAAGAATCTTACAATTTCTACGCTTGGAATACCTTGTAATCGTTTAACACTATCTTCTAGGCCACTATCTAAAATATCTACTTGTTTAGGGTCGCCGCTTAGTATAATTTTGCAACCTTTACCAATGCGCGATAATAACATTTTAAGCTCAACTTTAGTTAAATTTTGTGCTTCATCTACTAGTACAATTGCATATTCAAAACTGCTACCACGCATAAAACCAATTGGTCTAGGATCTATATCTTTGTTTTTAACTGCGTATTCGTAAAATCCGCGACCTAAAGTTTTTGTAAATACTGAGTCAAAAGGTTGTAGGTAAGGAGCATATTTATCATCAATTTTACCTGGTAAAAATCCCATTCCTCTACCAGTTTCTACATTTGGTCTAGTTAAAATAATCTTTGATATTTTTCTGTGAAATAATTGACCGGCTGCATAACTAGCTGCAACATAAGTTTTGCCAGTTCCTGCACTGCCTATACCAAAAATAATATCATTATTTTTAATTGCTTCTAAGTAGATACTTTGAATTTCATTTAGTGGTTTAATTTCTTTAAACCCGTTTTCAACAGGATTTTTGTGTTCTAGTAATAATGCTTTACGAACTTGTTTTCCAGATTGACTAGTCATATAAACCTTCTTAGTTAGTGAACATATAATTCATACTTTTTATTGCGTATATTTATTACATCCTCTACATGGTGACGATTAATATCACAAGCACTACGATTACCGTAAAGTGCCACCTTAGACTTTAAACAAAGTTTTTCCACATTATCAAACCACCTATTAGGATCACACCAACTTGTTAATTTACAAGCTCTACGCTCGTGATTAACACCACCTAGTCCACCATTATAGGCAGCATCTGCAAATGCATATGCTTCACGTTTATCTAGTACATACTTATCAAAAGCTTGATAATTATCGCGCATCATTAATGTTAGTGCACGAATTTGTAGGTCTGGTCGAGTATAAACTACTTGCCATGACAACTCCGATAATTCTTTAGGATATTTATATTTTAGTTCTGATAGAGCATCAAACCTAATAGATCCATCTGCTTTAAAAGCCCTGGTAATCTGACCAAGTCCTGCACCTTCCTCACGATCGCTGCGCAGGCGACTTTGTGAATTCCAACACTTACTATGCTTAAGTGATATGCAAGACTCGTGCTCTATTAGACTAGCAAGGTAAGCTGCTTTGGGTGTGTAGCCCAAACCTTGTCTTTTTCTTGCTGTAAGGTAGGCAAATGCTCATATGCTTGTTTAGGAATATAGGTTTCCACTGGTTGTGCATAGACTTGTGAGCCAAAAAGACTTAACAAACCATAGATAATAATACATAAACCTACAAATGCTAAGCCTGCGCCAGTAGCAGTTTCACGTGCCTTTTTAAGCAATGATTCCATGTCTGCATAATCAAATAATGCACGTCGTGCAAGGTGTGCAAACCATACAGCTACAATTGGCGTAGCTAATTTAGCTAAAAATGGGATAGTCATGTTACCACCATTAGGGTCGCTGATAAAAAGATACAGCATAACAATAAGGGTGCCGCCAATCATAAAAATGTTGCGAAAACGAAAATGTTCTTTCATGGGTTGTCCAGGTTAGTTAATTTACGAATAATTTTAATACTATTTAACTGTTGAATATTACACTGACCGTATAGGCTAATAATGGTTAAATAGTGGTCTGCTAGTTGCTCATAGGTAGTACCTAAAAAACTAGGTAGTGGTTGACAAGCCTCTAGCAATTTAGGGTCTACCATTACACGATTTTCTGTGCTGGGTATTGGCGCAAATTTTTTATCAGAATTTGTAAATATAGAACAGCCCGATAAAAATAAAAATGCGATTAATATTAGTTTTTTCATTCTTGATTGGCTTTAGAAATTGCTTGATTGATACTATCTATAAAATTTTCTGATGGTAAGCATACTGAATTTTTTACAACAGTAACCGGCTCTTTTTTAACTTGCTGTTTAATAGCATTAATAGTTTTTGTTAAACGCTTTTGCTCAGCAATGCTTTGCGTACTAATATCAGACAGCTGTGTTTCTAACTGGTAAATTTTTTGTTGTAATTGTTGCTGATATTGTATACGCTCTTCAGCACATTTTTGCTCAGCTATATGCTTGCCCTTTTCTAGTACATAGGTATAGCCATATCCAATTAAAGCTACTAAACTAATAGTAAATATAAATCCTATTAATAGTTTTATATCATTAAGCATTTTGTTCAATAGCATTAAAATGCGGGTATCTGTAAGACTCTGGTCTTATTATAGGCATAATCTCAGTAGCTTGCATATTTTTAATAATAACAGGAGGAAATTCTTCGTAAATATCTCTAGTACCAATTAATCTGTAGGGCCTTGAATTTTCAAAAATTCTTATGTTTTCGTACCAATCGTTTTCTTTATCATAAGGTTGCAATGCACTTGTATACTGAGTGGTAATTTTACCATTAAAAGCAAATTTACCAATAAAATGTAAAGTTTTAAATGGAATATTAGGCACTTTTAAGGTAAAAGCATTCCAGTCATATAATTCAATCACTTTAACAGCACTTAAATCTAGCGGTGATGATTTTGGTGGTAGTGAGCCGGTTTCTGCTGTTGGATCATAAGGAAATTGTGCCTCTAAATCTTCAAGTGTTGGTATATTCGTTTCGTCAACCATAATTTATCCTTAGTTATTAGTAGGTTGTAAATCTTGCCATTTATTCAATGGACATATAGAAGTTTTTATTTTTGCTTTTGCAGGCATAATACACCCACATTCTTTACATCGATATATTGGTTTTTGTAAATTATCACATTGTGTACAAATTTGTAATCGTGCATAGTATGTGGTTTTATCTGCTAAAAAATCTTTAATTGTCATTATTTAATGCCTTTTAAAATTTATATGCGACTATAAATATTCAGGATTTACAATCTCATAATTTGTATATTCAATAAGTTCAAATTTATGTATTAATTCATTTTCTATTTCTTCAAAATAAGGTTCTAAAAACATATTATTTAATAATTTTCTAGTTAAAACTTTATCAAAATAGCCAAATTTTATAATACTAACAGTATCCGACAATATTTCATACGATATAAAATCTCCAAAAAATGCAAAAAAATTTTCTGAGATTTTTGGTTCATTTTCTTTAAAACCACAAACACAAATTAAATTATTAAAATTTATTTCTGTTTTTGTTATTGGATTTATTTTTTTAGCATTAATAAATTTATAAATTTTCCAATCTATTAAACCAGTACTAGAGGAAAAATTTTCATATTTTGAAGAAGGTATATTATAATTCATTTTTAACTCAATATTAACAAGAACCGCCACAACATCCACAGTTGTCGCAACTACTTTCCACTATTCCACAACATCCGTTTGCATAATTAGTAACTAAATCGCAACCAGGATTACCAGAACAACCATAATAACTACAATAGCTACTTACAACAGTATAGGGTGCAGGACAACCAGCGCAAGGATCAACATATCCACAACTTGGTGAATTAGTTTGAGTATTTACACGATAAAATCCACAATTACCATTGGTATATATACTATATCTAGTATAACCATCACAGTTTCCACTACTGATTAAAAGACCAGATGGGGCACAAGAGGATCCTAAAACTTTAAATGTAGAAAACATTAGAAATTTACACCTGATTGACTTGCAAACCAATTTACACCATCACTAATAAATACGTAAATGTCTGTTTTACCATTAGTAAGTGTGGGAACAGGAACATTACTATAGTTATATTTAATAGTACCTCTAGTAGTTGCAAAGGTTAAAGTAGTAGGAGTATTTGCATAGTTTACTTGAACAGTTAAACCTTTGCCTGCTAAGGGCAGGGGCAATGTAATTGCATTTGCCCCCGCCATAGTAGTAATACTTTGATAGCTGCCGTTACTTAACGATAATGTTACTGCATTTTTAGTAACTGTTACAAAGTATAGTTGTTCAGTATAGTCTTTAATAGTTGGATTAGTAATAATTTTATTGCCAGCACTATCTAAAGTAGTTAGTTCTACCCAGCTAACTACTCCTATATTACTAACTAATCTTTTATATAAAGTGTTTGTTGAGGAGTTATACCACTCATCTCCAACCAGAGCCCCAACGGGCTCTGTTGGGGACCAGAAATGTTGTATGCTATTTCTGGTTGACATGATTATGCCTGCGCTTCGGTCCAGCTAATACGAGCTAGAATTGAGTTTGTGGTAACTGTGGTAACATTAGTAGCACAAATTGTAATAATATCCGGACCGTCTGGATATAGATTTTGAAAACCTGTAGGACAAGTATTAGTAGTACCACCACCAAGAATACAAGTACCCAAATCACGAACTTGATTTAAGTCCTCGGTATTAACACCACCGCTTGTATATAAACCAAACACAGTTTCACCACCAGTAATTGTAGTACCACTAGGATGTACAGCTACTTGTGCAAGACTAGATCCGCCTACCTGCGCAAATTGACCAGCACTAACTCTGCCATTTAAGCGCAGTGAAATTAGGAAAGTAATACCAGTACCTGTAGCAACTGTAGATAAACTACGCATAATTAACTGCATACGATTAATTAATTCACGTGAACCAATTACACCAGTTAATCCATTATCTACTGTAGGAGCAATACGAATACTAACTAGCGGAACTGTAGCGTCTTGAGCAACGTTACTAATAGTTTGCGTACGATTCATACCGCCAACAAACACTAGTGACTTATCGTCGTCGTACCTGCCGTCCATCATTACCGCGGAACCCCAGTGACTAATAGTACTTGCCTGACTTGGACCGTATAGTTCTACTTTAATTGGAGCTGTGCCAGCTAAACTGCCTGTAGTTTGACCAGTAACTGTAAATGCAGTTGCAGTTGCACTACCACCACCAGCAGTACCAGCACCTACAATAGTAATATTTTGAACATTGCGTGTAAGGTTGTTTAAAGTATTACCAGTTTTACTAGCATAGCTAACATATTCAATTACGCCTGCAGTATCAGATGCTTGACTTAACACTACAGTACCTGCTGGCGGAAAATTACTAGCATCTGCTACACTCATTGAAGTAGTAAAACCACTAGCTAGTGTTGAGGTAAGATAAGTATATGGCGTATGCGTATTAGTTTCATAACGTGCAACCAAATTACCAGTGCGCATATAAGCTTCGGTATTAAGGTTGTTATTAGCAATTCTGTGGCAGTAAATAACTTCACCACGATTATTTTTTACACCAAATCTAATTGCGCCTGCACCATACCACGTAAAGTCAATATAGAACATTTGCATTTTAGCCAAGTCCATATTAAATAAACTTGCACCAGTACCGTCTAGTTTATCAATATTCCACTGACTTTGCGGATATTTGGTATCAATAGTTTTACTAACCACTGCACCGCTAATATTAGCCGCGCCACGATATTCTGGATAAATGGTCATTGCTGTGTCTGTAGTAATTTGCTGTACAATATAGCTCATACCACGAATAACTACATAATCACCAGGTTTTAATTGTTGACTAAATTTTGTGTTAGTACCAGTAACTGCATTACTACTAGCATTAACTGCAATAGCTCCAGAAATTTGTGTAGTACTACTACGTTTTACGCAATATAGTGTTTGACCATCATATTCAAAGAAAAATCCGTTTTGATTGTCAAACATACCAATACGGTTATAACTACCATACCAAGTCCATGGACTAACTGTAATTGGAAATCCTGGTGCTGGTGCTATAGCAGGAATAGTTCCTGCAGCATCAATACGAGCAGTGCTTGTATAAGTAAATGTTAAACCACTTACTGTAACTACTGCAAAATTACCATTATAAGCCGCGTCTGTACTACCAGCAACCTTAATAATAGATCCTGGCAATAGTCCGTGCGGATATTTGCAAGTTACAGTAACAGTACTACCGCTGCCACCATTAGTTAAATTTTCAACAAATAGTGCAGGTTTTAAAATACTGCCAGTTGAAAACTGAATGCCTTTACCGCTTTGATAACGGAACTGACGGCGTGTTTGTCTGATGACTTGATAACCATGATAAGGGCTAACATTACTAAATTGTACGCCACCATCAAATGGTCTGTGTTGTACGTAACCCATTGAGCGTGGATATACGCAAGCATTAAGCGGCGTAGTATGCGTTGTAGCTGCAGCAGTAGTTAAAAATGTAAATGTATTTGTAGTAGGAGTAGTTTCAACAACCCAAGTATTATTAAGTGCTGTGTTAGTAGTACTACCAACAATATATACAGTATCACCAATACGCAAGCCGTGACCATTAGTGGTAGTTACTGTAGCGCGAGTACCGTTTGTAACAATTGCTGTTGTTCCGGCTGGAATTGCTGCGCCTGTGTAAAAATTTCCAAGCCAAATATAACTTTTAGTTGAGTCAACTAGCGGTGTAACAGCAGGGTTAACAATAGTACTAAAAGTAAATGTGCCGCTGGCTACGGTACTAGCTGTACATAACCACCAACCATCCGCATTTGCTGCATCTAAACTACCTTGCATAAACAGTGGTTGACCAACTGAAGGTAGTTGCGTAGTAAATACAAATGCACCAGCAGTCATAGCACTACCGCTTTGTACAGTAATTTGTGTTGCGCTATCTACGGATACTACAGTTGTAGTACCAGTACCAAAAGCGCCGCTGCCACTTTGCTTAACTAAAATTGCACCTGGATATAAATTAGCTGTGCTAGCAATACCAGTAATTGTAGATACAATAGCTGCACTAGTAATACTGCCACTAAATGCTTGTAGGGTAGCGGTAACCACATTAGTACTAGCAGTAATATTACTAAGTATTGCAGGTTGCGTAGCATCATAGCTAGCACTGGGACGATTGTTTAGAAGAGTAATACTTTCCCATTTGGTTGGTTGCTGACCATATTCAAAGTCAGTATCAATCAAACTTTGTGGAGTACTTACGCGCAGTTTATCAACTGGATCACGCATAACTTCAGCAGGAATTAACTCAGTATAACTTTCCTCTGTTAAAATGCTTAACTTATCAGTAGCTGACATTGCAGCAGTATTATAACTTAGTACAATAGTGGTGCTTTCAGTTCCGCTGTTTGAGTCAACAGAAGTAACATAACTAGATGCACCTAATGCAGGATCACTAAAATTATATAATACAGTCCCTTGATAAGCAGCATTTTGTGTTACATTAGTAATTAGTAGTAACTGTTCTTTTCTAATATTTTTACCCGTAACAACAATAGTTTTTGTTGTTGGGTTAAATGTATAACTTTCAATGATTACGTGTTTTGCCATTTTTGTTTAATCTCCAAATGCGACTGTTGCCGCTGAAAAAGGGTATCTAGAAGTTTGTGCAGTAGAAGATGCTTGTAAAATTAGTAAAGCACTACTGCCAGCACTAGGTGCATTATATATAGTAATATAGTTTTCGGAATCAAAAGTTCTTACTCTATAACCTTTAAAAGAGTCATATACCATTAGCCAAGGCCAAGCATATCTAGCAATATATGGCGATAAACGTAACCCATCTACTAATACTTCTAAGTCTTTACTATTTGTAATAGTAGATACTGTGTTTTGTTCTAATCTTAGTTTAAAGTGTGTGGTTACACCATCAAATTGATTAGAAATATCGTTTAATATTGTTTTGCTACTGCCACTGCCAGTACTAAGTGCTACAATCGCATTATTAAGATTAATAAAATTATTATCTACTTCTGCGTTAGTTAGTGGCCTATTTAGACTAGTAATACCTATTTGCCTAGTTACAATTGTTGCCATATTAAAAATCCTATATAGGTTTAATTATTTTGTTGGAAATGCTAAGTTTGGCACACTAATAGTGCGAACAACCCCATTGGTAATTCTAAAATCTTGAATATTACAATTACCATAAGTTAATATAGAATTATAATATTCAGCCCCAATTCTTAATACATTTGCAAATGTTGCTGAACTTGTATAACTAGAACCTACTTGTGTTCCATTTAAATATAGTTTAATTACACTACTACTATCTCTAGTTACTGCAACATAATTCCAAACACCTGATCCAGGTAATGTTGAAGAAGTAATTCTAGTGGCACCGCCTGAATACATATTAAAAACTGTTCCAGCAGTTCCTATATATACTTCAAGTCCACTTGCATTAAGTGCATCACCAATTGTAAAAAAGTAATTATTACCGCTTGTTGGTATGTACAACCAAAACTCAATTGTAAATGGTCCGCTAAGAGAAGGAATAGTTGTGTTTAAATAATCAGTGGTGCCATTAAATTTTATACTAGTAGGTGACCATTTATATAAACTGGTGTTAGCTTGAGCACTGCCTACTGTAATTATATTATTTTGTGTACTAGCATCGTAGATTGCTGCGTTGGTAAAATTAAGTAATAGACTAGTGTTAGGGATTGCTGTTACTGGTGTAGTAGGTGGAGTAAAGTTAGCGGTATATACTGCTGTATTATTTACAAATCTAAAATTAGAAATATATCCTGGAAAATAATTCGAACTTTGACCTAATGCAATTATAATATCATTAGCAGATTGATAAATTGAAGCACTACTTGTAATAGAACCAACACTAGATCCATTAACATAGAGAGCAATGTTTGAACCATTTCTTACAACGGCAATATGATACCAACAATTTAAGTTTAAAGCAGAAGATAATGTACTTCCGTTTGAAATATCCCAAGTGCTGTTATTGCTTGAAATATAAACTCTAAAAGTACTTTCTCCAGTTGCAAAATAACCCATTAGTGGATCATAAGTTGTAGCATTTCCAAAAGTACAACTAGTTCTGCTACCAGCGGTTGAGGTTAAATATAACCAATGTTCAACTGTAAAACTACTTGTTCCAAGTGAAAAATTTGTATTAACTGCAGAACTTAAATAACTACCACTACCAAAATACCCGCTGCCCCCATACAGCGCAGTAGTGTACGCGGTCGTTGGGGAGAACGGTTGAAATGCTTGAACGGTTGGGGTGCCGCCAAGGGCAAGCGTAAAATTGTTAGTGCTGTTGTCAATAAATCGATTGCTCCGACAAGTAAGTATTGATGTATTGGTAATTGCTGTGAGTGGGGTTGTGGGTGGGGTAAATGTTGCAGTATAAACTGCCGTGCCTTTTACGTATCTAAAGTTGCTAATATATCCAGTCCACAATCCATAAACAGCATGAGAATACGAACCTATAGTTGGAGTATAAGACACGTTTGTTAAATCTGTGGTATTGCTAGTTGGCGTTCCAGAAACACCATTTACAAAAACGCGAACAATTCCGCTTAATCTAGTAACAGCAATATGATACCAAGTGTTTGTGTTAATAGGTGTTGAGTTACCAATTCCTGTGCCAGCTCCACTTGAAGCTGCTGTAAAACCAACTCCAGTAGGTCCAAAATTAAGAACAAAATAGTTGTGACCACTTGCTGATTGAGAATAAATCCAGTTACCTTGAGCAACATTATGTGCTACAACATAAATCCAACACTCTACAGTAAAATCACCAGTGCCCGGAGCAAACGCCGTATTTGAAGAAACCTGAAAATAACTACTGCCATTTAAATAGTTACTCCAGTATCCATTTGGCCAGTATGGAGTAAATGAACCTTGCGTTGGTGTCCCTGTACGAGTAATGGGAAAAGCGTAGTTGCTGGTGTCAATAAAGGTGTTGTTTTGTACAGCATTTGTAGCACTAGTATAATTACTGTCTGCAAAATTAAGTAGTAGTGCTGTATTGGCGATTGCTGTTACTGGTGTAGTTGGTGGGGTAAATGCTGCGGTGTAAGCTGCGGTTCCGTTTACTATTCGAAAATTGGAAATATATACGTTTGAGTAGTATAGGCTACCATTACCAGATGGATTTGCACCAATAGGTTGAGTTCCTGTGTATGTAAAGCTTTGAGTGGTTGAATATTGCGCGACCTGCACCCCATTTACATACATTTTTAAGTTATTTGTTCCCAAACCAGACCGAACAATCGCAATGTGTGTCCAAACATTAGTTGGAATTGAACTTGGATTTGAAAGAAATGCCGTGACTCCACCAACAAATAATAAATTATTGCCGCCGCCAGAAACTGAGTTAAGATACATTGCAGGGCAATTGTCCGTACCATTTCTCCAGCCCCATAGCCAATAATTTGTTGGATATACTGGGTTTACAGGAACGTTTAACCAAAATTCTAAGGTAAAATCATTTGTGCCCAACGCAAATGTTTGGTTGTATGTTAAATAATCAGCAGTACCATTAAAGTACGTAGCGCCTGGGCTTGCAGTTGGAGCAGTAAATGCATTAGGATAGTAATAAGAAGTTGTTTGTGGTGTACCAACAAGGGTTAATACTCTGGCACTAGAGGAATTATCAATAAATCTGTTACTTTGTAAACATAATAACACAGTATTTGCATCTGCAGTAAATGGTGCAGTAGGAACAGTAATAGTTCTAGCTATATTTGAAATTCTTAGATTTGAAATATATCCTGGAAAAGCATCCGTTGTAGCAGAATCACCACCAATACCACATGTAGCAGAACTATATGTTCCTCCAGCTCCTGTACTATTAGAAACACTAGTAGCATTAACATACAGTGTTAATGCACTACTATTTTGAGTAACCGCAATATAAGTCCACTGATTTAATGGAACTGTTGCAGTGCTTACTATACTTACTGAAGTTCCTGTTTTGTAAAACTGAAGAGTTCCGGCAGGATTAATACGTAATTCCCAACCACCCCCAGCATTCATTCTAGTTCCTACAACCGTATTTTGATTTGTATTGTATGAAGTAGGATAAACCCAGCATTCAACAGTAAATACAGATTGTTGTGCTAAATCAATTGTTCCTGCAGATGGGTTTGGCGTAGTTAAATAGCTAGTTGAACCATTAAAATATGCACCCCACCAACCTGTAGACTGATAAGGACTTGTCCAAGCAGTGCTAGGTGCTCCATTACGTGTAACAGTAAAATTATTAGTACTACTGTCAGCAACAGTTGTACTACGTGTAGAAGATGCAGTGGTTTCTAGTAGGAATGGAACATATGAAATATATGGATCGCCAACTACAATTGTAACACTAAAAGTTTTAGGACTAGTTTGTTGTTCTGTATCTGTAGCAGTAATTGTAAAACTATATGTAGTATCTACACTTAAACCAGTTACAGTTCCGCTTAATAATCCACTACTAGTAAGTGATATACCTGTAGGTAGTGTACTGCCACTTGCAAGTGCATAAGTTACCGTACTATCGCTAGTAGCAGCAAGTTGAATACTAACTGTAGTGCCTGTAGAAATAGGACTAGTACTAACCCAAGTAGGACTGCTACTGTAAGTTATAGCATTTACCCTAATAGCTACACTACCATCGCTTAATACTAAGTATATAATATAACTACCAGCACTTTGCGCAGGTAGTTGTGCTCGAACTTCTGTGCTACTAATAAAAGTTACGCTAGTAGCTAAGGTATTGTTTACCAATACTTGGCAACCACTAGTAAAACCAGTACCAGTAATTTTAATATAACCACCACTTAAATCTATAGCATTAGCTGTAGTGTTATTATAACTACTATCAGTTATAGTTATACCAGTAATTTTAGGTACATTTGTTGTACCACTACTAATAGTATTTAATATCGTAGTAATATCACTATTAAGACCAATAAAATTATTATCAATTTCTGAGTTAGTTAGGGGTCTATTTACACTTGAAGTACCAACTTCTCTGGTAGTAATTGTTGCCATATTAATTTTTCTGTAAATAGTTTTGTGGTTTAAAGAACGATTAATAGTATATTAATCGTTCTTTAATTATTGCTATTGTATTATTGTACTTGAACTTTCCAAGTAATAACTAGTGTATCTAATGCACCTTTGTTAATAACCGCAAATACTGTTCTGCAAAGCATAGTACCAGCAGTACCATCATTAAAAATACCGGCTTCAGTAATAGCACCAGTACCTGTTCCAGGCGAAAAAATAGCTACATATTGTACACTATCATTAGTAATTACTGTAGTTACAATAGCACTACTATCTAATGCTACTCTTGCAATTTGACTGCCTAATGCAGTATCTGCTGCGCCAGCAGTGCCACTACCAGTACCTACAGCCATATGTGACATAACTGTTTGTGCTGTGCCGTACATGCGACTAGAAATATAAGCTAGTCCTGTATTAACTACTAGGTTATGTTCGTGTTGTTCTGTAATATTACCATCAGCACCTATTAATTGTAGTTTCAGAGTGCCGGTGGGTTTTAATGAATCATTTAACATGATAAATTTCCTTTAAAATTAAGTACCTATAAATTCAGGCACAATGTAATTAATAAGATATTAATAAACTATGTTGATTCCAGCATATCCAGGTACCGCATAATTACTGATGGCGTAATTTTGTTTATTAATAATTCCAAAGTCTTTAAGTTTTGTAGTATCAGTGGTTGTTCTAGTTGTACCTTTGCTAAAAATATAAGTATTAGATCCAATATATCCAGGATCTAAATAATTTTCACCAAAATAATCTTGAATATTAATAGTGCCGGATTCTAAAGTAGTTGCTTTATCAGTAGTAAGATTACGGACTATATTTTTAGTAATAATTGCTGCTTCTATACTAATAATTATATCATTTAATTGTTTAGTATGTTTTAAACTATTAACATCTATTGTAGCAATTGAATCAATGGTTTGTTTAGTGTAATTTAATTTACTACTATCTAATTTAATAATTAAATCTGTAGAAGCGCGTTTATTACAATTTAATTTAGTAGTATCTGCTTTAGTAGTTGTATCTTTAAAGTTTTTAGTTGTATTTATATTAGTTGTATCTATATTAATAATTATATTATTAAATCGTTTAGTATTACTTAAAACAAGTAAATCAATATTTTTAAAATTACTTGCTATTAGATAATCAACCCAATTAGAAAGTATATTAATATATTGGATTCTTCCAATATATCCAGATTCCATGTAAGTTTCTGCAAAATAATTTTGAGTATTAATAGTACCAGATTCTACAGTACTAATAATATTATTAATATTGTATTGTAGTGATTTAGCAGCAATATCTGTAATTAAAGTATCAGTAAAATTAATTATATCATTAAATTGGCTACGATAAATTAAACTACTTGTTAAATTATCAATAAAATTAATTATATCATTAAATTGGCTACGATAAATTAAACTACGTGTTAAACTATCAGTAAAATTAATTATATCACTTGATATTTCATAGTCAATCCAATAAGAAGGCATATCAAAATATTGAACTCTTCCAATATATCCAGATTCTATGTAAATTTCTGCAAAATAATTTTGACTATTAATATTACCAGATTCTACTTTTCTAATAATATTATTAAACTGTTTAGTGTTACTTAAAGCAAGTAAATCAATATTTTTAAAATTACTTGCTGTTACATAGTCAATCCAATAAGAAGGCATATTAAAATATTGAATTCTTCCAATATACCCAGATTCTATGTAAATTTCTGAAAAATAATTTTGACTATTAATATTACCAGATTCTACAGTACTAATAATATCACTAATATTGTATTGTATTGATTCACTAATATCTGTAATTAAAATATCAGTAAAACTAATTATGTTATTAAATTCTCTACGATAAGTTGAACTACTTGTTAAACTATCCGTAAAACTAATTATGTTATTAAATTGTCTACGATAAGTTGAAATACGTGTTAAACTATCAGTAAAATTAAGTATATTGTTAAATTGTCTACGATAAGTTAAGCTACTTGTTAAACTATCAGTAAAATTAAGTATATTATTTAACAGTTTAGTATATTTTAAACTGTTAACATCTATTTTAGTAACTAAATCATTAAATTGTCTACGATAAGTTGAAATACTTGTTAAGCTATCAGTAAACTTAAGTATATCGTTAAATTGTCTACGATAAGTTGAAATACGTGTTAAACTATCAGTAAAATTAAGTATATTGTTAAATTTGCTACGATAAGTTAAGCTACTTGTTAAACTATCAGTAAAATTAAGTATATTGTTAAATTGTTTAGTATGTTTTAAACTATTAACATCTATTTTAGTAACTAAATCACTAAATTGTTTAGTATTATTTAAAGCAAGTAAATCAATATTTTTAAAATCATTTGCTATTACATATTCAGTCCAATAAGAAGGTGTATTAAAATATTGAACTCTTCCAATATACCCAGGTTCTATGTAAATTTCTGCAAAATAATTTTGACTATTAATATTACCAGATTCTACTTTTCTAATAATATTATT